TTCTTGATCCTAAATCACCGCCTGAGTTTGTTAGGAATCAAGCAGCGTCTCTGTTTACTCAGGGTAAAGGTATTGTTCTGAAAGACTACTCGCCTGAATCCCAGATGAAAGTCTTCAATACTCTTGTCTCTCCTAGTATGACAGTCAGGATGTTAGAGCTTTCAAAAAACAATCCAGAGGTCTACGAAAATTACCGTTCATGGGTAACCAACACAACTTTCTCAATGCTAAAAGAGCGTACAGATAATCTTAAGAATTTGATGTCAAACTCTAATAGTACAGTACAGATGAACAACCCTCTTGTCTTTGGGTTTGACGGTACACAGTTTACTGTCTCGGTCAACCCAGATAAGACTCGTGTTGGAACTACAGGCAACATTATTCCGCTTACCGGAGGCCGGATCGCAGCGGGTCTAGGTAGTGTTCGTTATACCGTAGAAGCTGTTAGAGATATCAACAGAGCGTTGCAACTCGCCCTACCAGCTCTTTCAGAGGGTAAGGGAAAAGATACTGACCCTACTAAACTACTGGAACCTATTTTTGGTGGTATTGGCGTAACGGGAAACGCTCGTAGCGATCTGGAATATGTGGCTCAGGCATACAATCAGTGGAAGCTTAGTGAACAGCAGGTGGAGAAAATTGTTGGGTCTGAGTCAACTCTTAAAGAACCTACTGGAGTAATCACAGAGAATCCGAGAACAGGTCTTATCCCCAACTCTCCAGTGAACCTAGCTGACCCTAACATAACGCCTACCGGTGATGAAGACTTACCACCTAGTGTACCTTTAGAAAAAGAAGTACAACCTTCTGTTACTACTAACACTCAAACAGTGGTAGAGTCTAAACCTTCTGAACCAGTGCTTCAACCCTCTGTGGCTGCACCTACTGCGACCCCAACCAAGAGTGAGGTTAAGTCTCAACCTCAGGTAAAGAAAGAGGCTCCGGTAGCTCAAAGACAACAGGCCGCAGCCGTTAGTAACCCTCTAGGTCTAAGGGTCTTTAAAGACGCTACAGAAGCGGCTAACAACCCCACTGTAGCCGGTTATATCATGCCTGACGATGGGTCTTACGTCACTAATCCTCAGGTTACTGGTCTGGCACTGCCCGGTGATAGGAACAACACCGGTCCTAGCTCTCCTACACCAGTAGCAACAGGGGCACCAATGAATCTACTGGGTCTTATTGGGCAAGTAGAGGCTGGGCCTAAACAATATAACTCTGTTTACAACGGTGCTAAAAAATCAGCAAACCTAACTGAAATGACTTTAGGGGAGGTTCTGAATTTTCAGAAGAGTATCAGAGGTTCTGGGTCTACGGCAGTTGGTAGATACCAGTTCATTGAGAAAACCTTGAAAGGCCTTATTTCAGAGATGGGTCTAAGCCCTGACACTAAATTTACACCTGAAGTACAAGACTCTTTAGCTAATCAACTACTGAAAAGAAGGGGTTTAGACCAGTACCGTTCAGGTAAAATAAGTGAGGAACAGTTCGCAGATAATCTTTCGAAAGAGTGGGCTGCACTTCCTTTTAATAATGGAAGAAGTTTCTACGATGGGGACAAAGTAGGAAACAAATCCGGGGTTGCAAGATCTAAGGTAATTGCAATGATCAGGAACTTAAAAACTCAGACTTAAACAACAAAAACCCCCTTGGATTTCTCCTTGGGGGTTTCTTTTTAAATTCTTGTCTCTGGGGTTAGTGTCTCCTCACAGACGAAAGCTTGTTTGTAAGGAATATTTCTAAGTTCAGGAGATTCAGTTACCATATACTCGATACCGACCTTTACACATTCATCTAGTGAACTCATAGGTCTCTGCATCATACTGGGTTCATTACCCGGAACTAAAAGCATAACATACAACACTACTGTCTTAATCATTGTCTGGGACTACCTTTACTTTTTGCATCTTGATGTACATTGGTGGAAGGCTAGCGTAACCAGCAATGTCCTTCCAGTGATCTTCAAAGTAAGGATTACCAACTGCAATTCTAGAAAGCTTATGAATAATCATATCAATAGCTTCTCTTACAATTGGATCTTTATGCCAGTTACCTACGTTATAGTATTTGTAGAAAGCGTTTTTCATTTCCTGAGAGGCTGCTGTCTGAGTGTCGAAAGGACCATGAGAAGACTTACGCCCCTCAAGAATTTCCTTTACACTTTCGGTAGAATCTTTGCTATCCATTTTTGGTCATTCCCATAATCAATCATAATCTTTACTGACTGGCCGGCTTGTTTATAGTCGGCCTTTTTCTTGTTAGCCCAAGCTTCAGCCTCCTTACGGGATTCTGTCTTCTTGGTTTCTAGAGCATTATAATACTCAGGTTTCTTTCTCATGACCCACAGTACCCCCCACTAGTGATATCACAAACATCATTCATCTCCACATGTTCTTCCATTTCGTTACCAAGAGAAAGCATAGCTTCTTTATAAGGAATAGGTGTGAGCGGTTGTCCTCCTCTTGCTCCATCCGGGTAGCAGGTAAACCCTCTCAGTCTAGGGGCATATTTCGCTAATGTGGTTGTGAAGTGATCCACCATGCTTTCATTATTTAAAGGACTACCCCATGCCGGTAGATTGATTGTACTGGAGATAGACATGTCAACGTAGTCCTGAATGTCTGCTTGGAATTTAATCCTACGTTCATAGTCTGCAGCTAAGTCTATAGCACTTTCTACTTTATCCGGGTCAACACCTGTACTCTGAATAATCTGCTGTGCTGCGTGGTCCACATAGTTTTGATAATGCCACTTTGTGCCTTTTAAATATCTTCTCTTATAAGCAACTGCATAGACAGGCTCAATACCTGTGGTTGTTCCAGCGAGAATACCAATAGTGCCGGTAGGGGCAATAGCCCTATTGGCGACCGGCCTAGAGATTTCTAATCTATCCGCCTCTAGCTTAGAAACATGGTCACTAACGCCTCGATAAACAGACATCCAATTCCTGAGCTCATCATTCATTTCGTATCTGTAGCTTCGTTGTAGTAACCACTCATGGACACCCATAATACCTAGACCAAGACGTCGGTTCTTTTCTCTTGTCTCGTATACCTTGTCGTAAGGAAGATCGGCTTTTAGTGTACCAATAAGAAGAAATTCAGTAGCAAGTGCCACCGCTGTTGCAAACTCTTCTACAGTACTAATACGAGACATATTTAAACTACCGAGATTACAGACATCAGAATCGTCACTAGAGGTCACTTCTGTACAAGCATTACGAAGAGTTTCGTTTTCCTTGTCAAAGAAGTTAAAGCTAAACCCCGGCTCTCCAGTTTTCATAGCTTGCTTTACATTTCTTTTAAATGTATCACCAGCATCCTTCGTCTTCATATAGTCTAGAAGCCATTTAGTGTCATAATTGACCGAGATGTTTGTCATATCCAGAGGAGCAGGGAAGTCAAAATCCTGTTCTTTAATATCTTTTAGAGTCAACCCGGTGTTACCGACTTTCAAAACGTCCCAGTCTTTGACATTCAAAAAAGTCTGTATATCCTTATGCTGCCAGTTAAGGGAGGCGTAGATAGCAGATCGACGTGAACCACCTTGCATAACTCTACGGCCAATCTCGTTGATCATCATCATTTTAGGAATAGGGCCAGAGGCTAACCCACCAGTACGGGAGATAATCGCTCCAGACGGCCGGTATACTGAATAGTCAACACCAATACCACCACCAGTCATTAGGCATGACTCAGACTTCCAAGACAGATTGGCCCAGTCTTCACGAGAATCTTCCTCGGCTTTGAGTAGATAGCAGTTGTTGAAGAAAGCTTTGTCTCGGCCTGCGTAGTACAGATAACGGCCACCGGGGATAAACTTCATATCCCTTATAAGCTCAAACAACATCTGCCTCTTGTCTTTTGGCATATGGTCTTTACAGACATGTTCTACAAGAGTTTTGGACAGTTCTTCCCAAGATTCTGCACCTTGATGTCGATACTTAGAATTAAAGATAGTCTCGGATAATTGGTTCCGAAACATAGGGTTTACATTTGATTTGAAAAAGGTCACACTAAATCCTT